CAGTCACCCTAACTGACCCCCCATTGTTAAGAACGAGGCGTGGGCATGTACAATAGTATACCCTATTTGGTTGTGCATGATATTGTTTTAGTGGGGTGTTATGTCCGTTTTGTTATAGTTTAATGTAACGGTTTGGTAACGTTTTGAATAAATGCCATTTTTTTTGTCACAACTGTCAGGTTTTTCGAGGAATACTATAGTAGTAGATAAAATAATTATTATAGTATTATAGCCCGCCAACAAGGGCGGGCGTTACCGTATAGTTATTATTATTATAGTTGTATTAAAGCAGCCCTCTGGGGGGCTGCTGTTTGTTTATGGTTACGGTAAGCCACTCACCGCATGCCGTGGCTTTAATGTTCTTTAAGGTTGTTTCGGACCCCTTTGTTGGTGTCCTCCACAACCCCCCTATTTACCCTGCCAAGGCTCACATGCCACCGCCTTGGCTTAATGTACTGTTGGAGGTTGTTTATGGCTAATGCAGGCCGTAAACAAGGTTCTGATTTGGATCAGGCTAAGAAAGCTTTTCTGGAACTTTTTAAAGATGGCATGACTATTGCTAATGCTATGAAAGCCGTGGATCGTTCTATTTCTACATATGAGCGTTGGCGGCGTGATGATGAAGAATTTGTGTCTGCCGTGGAGCGGGTCAGGAATCTTCGTAACGGGGTGGCTGGCCCTAAACCTGTACGTGAGGTTTTGTCTTTCCCTGAGTTTTCTGAGAAGTATTTGGATGCGAAAGTTTTCCCTCACATGCAGAATGTGGTGGATTTGATTGAAGGTAACGACCCTAGCTGGGTGCATCCGTCTATGGTGTTTGAGAAGGGTGAACGCGACCTGGTGATGGTGAACATGCCACCGGAGCACGCGAAAACTACTTCTATCACGATCAACTATGTGGTGTATCGTATTTGTATGGACCCGAACATCAGGGTTATTCTCGTGTCGAAGACGGCTGAGATGGCTAAAAAAATGCTTTACGCTATTAAGACTCGTCTCACTCATCCAAGGTATGAGCCGATGATTGAAGCCTATGCTCCTCTTGGTGGGTTCGATAAGGATTCTGAAGCGTGGAATCAGACAATGATTTACGTGTCAGATAATGCTCGTGATTCTGGCGAGAAAGATCCAACTGTTCAAGCACTCGGTATTCGTGGTCATATTTATGGTGCCCGTGCCGATTTGATTATCTTGGACGATACGGTGGATCTTACTAACGCTCACGAGTTTGAGAAGCAGATTGACTGGTTGCAGTCGGAAGTTATTTCCCGTATTTCAGCATCCGGTTCAATGCTTGTCGTGGGTACCCGCCTCGCCTCTAAAGACCTTTATAGGGAACTTAGGGACGAGAGCAGGTATCCTGACGAGGCTTCCCCATGGTCGTATCTTTCTATGCCTGCCGTTTTAGAGTTTAACAATAAGGAAACAGACTGGGTTACTTTGTGGCCTAGATCTAACCAGCCGGAACCTGGGTCGAAGATTGAAACGCAGGAAGCTGACGCTGAAGGCTACTATGCTAAATGGGATGGGCCGCGTCTTTCTAAGAAGCGCCGTAGAGTTTCCCCTCGCGCTTGGGCTATGGTGTATCAGCAGCAGCAGGTTGCTGAGGATGCTGTTTTTAATCCTGAAATGATTAAAGCCGCTATTAACGGTAACCGTATGGCTGGCCCGATACCTAAAGGTATGGTTGGTCAGCGGATCAACGGCATGGATGGTCTTATTATTGTTGCTGGTCTTGACCCTGCTACGAGTGGTCATACTGCTGCCGTAGTTATGGGTCTGGATATTCAGACACAGAAACGTTACTTGCTGGATGTGTACAATAAGGCTGGTATAACGCCTGAAACGATGCGCGAAATGATTAAAGAACTCACTGTAAAGTATCGTATCAGTGAATGGCGTATTGAACGTAACGGTTTTCAAGGTTTCCTTGTGCATGATCGGGAGTTGAACGAGTTTTGTTCCACCCGTGGCACTGTGATTAAACCCCATTTCACGGGGCAGAATAAACATGACACTGATTTTGGTGTCGCTTCGATGGCTTCACTGTTTAGTAACTGGCAAAACAATAACCAGATGATTGAGTTACCGTCTACTCACGGTCAAGAATCATGTAAACAGTTGGTGGAACAGTTAGTGACTTGGGCACCTAGCGCCCCGAAGACACAGAAAACGGATATTGTTATGGCAATGTGGTTTGCTGAACTTTCTTGCCGTGACCGTGTAGTAATGAATTCCAGCTATACACGTTCCCATGTTAAAAACAGTTTCCTTACACCGTGGGATCGTAGGCAACAAACCACTGTGAGTCTTCTTGAGGCGGAAGCGGCTAACGCTTTCACCAGTATCGGTGCTTGAAAGGTTTATGAATGACTGCAATGTTTAACGAGACACCCGACACGGGTTCAGATAATCCCCGTTTACGGGAGATCCGTGCCCAGTTTGACAGGTTGAAGTCTGCTAACACTGCCCGTGATGGGCGTATGCAGGATGTTCTTGCTGTGCGTCAAGGACGTATGCGGGATGTTTACCCTGACTTGTTCCCTGAAGGTCCTTTCGATAAAGGTATCGTGGCGAACATGATTGATGTTGCTGCCCGTGACTTGTCTGAAGTGCTCGCACCTTTACCTTCCTTCAACTGTTCATCCTCTAAAATGATTTCCGATAGTGCCCGTAATTTTGCGGAGAAACGTACACGTATCGTAAACGGCTATTTGGATCATTCCGAGATACAGACACAAATGTATACTGCCGGTGACCGCTATTTCACGTATGGTTTTGTGCCTTCCATGGTTGAAGTTGATATGGAATCACGTATGCCACGTATCGTGTTCATGGATTCTATCGGTGCATATCCTGTCTTTGACCGTTGGAATCAAGTTAAGGCTGGCTTCTTCTCGTTCTACAAGAACCGTGACGAACTTGTTGCCATGTATCCTGCCGCAGAAAACGTTATTAAAGGCAACTCGTATTCAGGTAACGAACTTGTTGAAGTTGTGCGTTACCATGATGCTAAGATTGATTTACTGTTTCTACCTACCCGTAACGGTATTGTTCTTGAATCAGCGAAAAACCCTATCGGTGAATGTCTAATTGAATGGACTAAACGCCCAGGTGTTGATTCGGATTCACATGGACAGTTTGATGACGTGCTTGCTGTACAGGTAGCCAAGTCCCGTTTCGCTTTACTGTCACTCGAGGCTGCACAGAAAGCAGTACAGGCACCAATCGTTCTGCCACCTGACGCGCAAGAACTATCTTTAGGTCCTGATTCTGTTATTCGTACCGCTAACGGTGAGCGTGTACGGCGTGTACCTATCGAAGTACCACAGTCAGCATTCGCCCAGCAAGGTGTATTGGATCAGGAACTACGTCAAGGTTCACGGTATCCTAATGCTCGCGGTGGCGAGATTGATGCTTCAGTGGTTACTGGTCGTGGTGTACAGGCACTCATGTCAGGGTTTGATACACAGATCCGTACAGGGCAATCCATGTTTGCCCGTACTTTCCAGAACCTTGTACGTAAAGCACTTAAAGTTGACGAAATACTTTTCGGTGCAGAATCTAAAACCCTCCGCGGTAATAGTGACGGTACACCGTATGAGATCCGTTACCGTCCAGAAGTTGATATTAAAGGCGACTACACGGTTGATGTACAGTACGGTTTGATGGCTGGGCTTGACCCGAACCGTGCCCTCGTGTTTGGTTTGCAGGCTCGCGGTGACCGTCTTATTAGCCGCGATTTTCTGCGTAGGCAAATGCCGTTCGCACTCAACGCCACTGAGGAAGAACAGCGAGTGGATGTTGAAGAAATGCGTGACGCTTTGAAGCAGGCTGTTGCTGGCTATGCACAAGCCATCCCCGTGTTGGCTCAATCCGGTCAAGATCCGGGTGAGATTCTTGCACGATTGTCAGCAATTATTCTTGGTAGGCAGAAAGGTCAACCTATCGAGAAGGTGGTTAATGAGGCTTTCGCCCCTGAACCACCCCCCGAAGCCACCGTGCCGGGGGTTGACCAGCTGGGTGTGGGACAAGAGGCAGGTATAGCCGGTCCCCCCGGTGAAGGTCCCCTCGGTGCCGGTGCTGAGCAGGGTGCTGAAGGTTTATCGTCTAGTGGTTTGATGCGTGGTGTTGCACCCGGTCAGGCTGGTATGCCTGCTGGTGGTCGTCCTGATCTTCAAATGCTTATGGCATCTCTTGGTGCCGGTGGTGAACCGAACCTTACGGCTGGGATATCCCGCCGTATGCCGATATAAGGAGTAATCATGTGTATGAGTTGTGGATGTTGGATGGACCCTACGGGTAAATCTGGTGGGGACGGTAACCATCCTGAAGATTCAACTGTTATGCCTAATGTTAAAACTACAGTGTCGCCCCTTGGCTGGGAGAAAAAGTAATGCCAGCAAAAAAAACAACCAAAAAAGTTGCTAGTGTTATGCGTGAATATAAGAAAGGCGAGCTTCATTCTGGCAAAAAAGGTCCTGTTGTTAAATCACGTAAGCAGGCTGTTGCTATTGCAATGAGCGAAGCAAATATGGCTAAAAAGAAAGTTTCTAAAAAAACATCTAAGAAAGGGAAGTAAATGCCTGGCGGTAAAATTACTGTACAAAAAGTTATACCGGGTAACCTTGTTGTTAACATTACCCGAACGGATGCTGTAGCAGTAGTCGTAAAAAACGAGGCTGGTAGTACCATTTCCATGCCGGACACAATTTCTGCATCAGCAACATATGTTGTTCCAGTAGACACAAGTTACACCATTTCGGTTAAACGTAACAATGTTGAAATTGCTAACACTCCCGATGGTACACGTGTTGTTGAACTTTCTAACGATCAAGCATTTGTTTTTGCACCAAGCCCAGATGATTTAGCAAACCCAGCCCTTGATGAAATTGCTGCTGTTGCAAAGACTGGCGTGTACGGTCAAGTGGCTAGAATAACTAGCGGCACCATAACAATAGCCACCGTTGACACCTATCAGTCAACCGCATTAGCGGCAACTCTTGTTGCACCTACTTCTAGTGTGGCTCTAGGAACTACTAATACTTTTGCTGTTAAAAACACTTCAGGCGAAGCAAGGGTTTTTCGCATTCAAGCTTCTGCGGATGTTTCAACGGCTGCAACTAATGCTGTTGGCATACGTCTTGCTTTGAATGGTACATCAATCGCAAATAGTGAATCTCGTGGCACGGCTGTAATCGATCAGACATTAGAGTTGAACACAACTTTTCTTGTAACCATGCAGGCAAATGACGAGGTTGCAATGTTTGTTGCTAACCATACAGGCACGGGAACCGTTACTCTCCTTCGTGGAAAAATTGTTGCCGAGGCTATTGGTACTGCGTAATGGCAGCCAAGAAGCAGGTTTGGGATAAACCAAACCCTAAAAAAAAGTCCACACCATTGACCTCTGGACAGAAAGCCAAGGCTAAGGCTGCCGCTAAGAAAGCCGGTCGGCCTTACCCTAACCTTGTGGACAATATGCGAGCTGGTCGTGGTCGCTAAAAAAAGTGGTGGTTCTGGTGCGAAAGATTCTAGACTTGAACGTGCTGGTGTATCAGGTTTTAATAAGCCGAAACGCACACCGAAGCATCCCACTAAGTCTCACGTTGTGGTCGCTAAAGAAGGTACGCAAGTTAAAACGATACGTTTCGGGCAACAAGGGGTGACGGGGGATCGTCAACCTACTAAACGACAGGCTTCATTTAAGGCTCGTCATGCAGCAAATATTTCTAAAGGTAAAATGTCAGCGGCATATTGGGCCGATAAAGTAAAATGGTAATAGGAGAAAACAATGCCACAGCCAAATAAAGGAACACACGGTAAGCCTAACGTGTCACAGCCAATCATGGACAAGTCCAATAAAGGAACACTTGAAGGCAAAATGATTAAGTTCGGTGCACCAGGTGGTAAAGGTACTAAAGGTTCAAAGTAATTTTATTCGTTTAGCGAAAGGTAGAACAACATGAGGATTCCTCCACGCAACATTAGTTTGCATCTGCGCTACCTTGACCTAAACATAGCCATCATGTCTGAAGGATCATCATGGTCCCCGGATGTGGCTGACGACATGGTTAACCGTATGGAACGTTATCTAGAAAATACTGTACGAACCATGGTGGAATACGGCATGTTTGATTCTTCTATTGAAATTAAAGAAGATGAAGACGATGACGATTGGGGTCCACAGCCAGAGAAAGAATTAATTGATCCACGTATTGTAACATTGGAGGGTGAAGATGGCTGGTCCTAATGGCGGTTATCGCAGACCAGCAAACCCTGCACCAGTGTCAGGTCCCGGTCAACTTTCTCAACGCACTGATGGTGGACCCCAACAGGTTCAGGTAGACATGTCGGGTATGCCGTATGGTGAGAATGCTGAGTTTAACACTATGCAAGGCATGGCTCCAATGTCTGCTTCGCCTACTGCAAGATCACCTCGTGCGTCTGCACGTTCAGCTGCAGCAACTGGTGGCGGTATGAGTGCTACTCCTTTGTTTTCTCCTACGCAGCGTCCCGATGAGCCTGTTACTGCTGGTGCACCTTTTGGTCCTGGTGATGGTCCAGTAATGCCTCAAACATCTGGTCGCACAAATTATTCTTCACTATATTCGCGCATGGCTATGGATAATCCTAACGATGATACTCTTGCTATGCTTGCTTTAGCGCAAAGACTTGGTTACTAATTGGCCCCTACTGCTGATCGTTTAGAGCAACAGGCAGAATCTTTGAGAAAAGATCCACTCAAAGAAAGATTCAAGAATGATCCTTTAGTTGTTGAACAGAAGACGCAAGTAAACGAACCTGCAGCGCAACAACCTCGACCTAATCGTGTTATTGATGTGCGTAAACGTGGACGTTACGTTTCCGAAAACGGCATGACTTACAACACTCAAGGTACTTCTTTCATTAACGAGGAAGAAGCAACACAGTACCGTCAAGAATCTATTAACGAATTCACCATGAGTCAGGCTAAAGCTGAACAGCAGCGTGCCCGTCTTGCAGGTAAACCTATCAATTTAGATGAAGCCATTGAACGTGTACGTACCCGCGATCTTGGTTTAAACACTAACCCTGTTACTGGTGCTGTTGTTGCCCGTGGCGATATTAAAAGTGAACGTCCTTTATCTAAACAAGAAATGGATGAGATTGCTGTACGCCGTTTCCCAACTCTTGCTTTGCAGGCTAAGGCTTCTGGTTTAACTCGTGAAGAACAAGCAGATGCAGTTAGTTTACCTTTAGCACTTGACGCGGTTAAACGTGTTGTTAATACACGTAACCCTGCACGGCAGCAACAAATCATTAACACCATGGGTCCCGACATGCAGGCTTTAATGATTGATATTGTTACTGCTTGGCAGGAGGAAGCCGCACGTAACATTGCTGTCTCCGAACAGGAAGATGGCGGTAATGTTATTGCTGACGCTATCGGCTTTGTTTGGGATCGTTCGTTAGGTCCTATTTTTGATGGCTTGTTTTGGGCTACGGAAAAAGGTGTGCAGGCTGCATCTTCTGTTGCTTGGATGAGTTCAGGCATGAGTCCAGCGGAAGCGTGGGAGGCTTCACAGCCTGGTGTTCTTGACCAAACGATGGTTGATTACGCCCGTAAAACTTACGGTGATTTAACCATTGATGTTATTCTTGAGGCTCGTGCTGCTTCGGAATCGGATGATCCTAATGCTGCTATTGCTGAAGTTTGGGATAAGTATTCTACTGCTAACGATTTAGATAAGCTTAGTATTCTTGAGCAGGCTTTAAGTTTGTCTGCCTATGATCAGAACACGATGGATGCTATTACGTATCTTAGTTCTGCCGAGACTGGTAGTGTTGGTAACATTTTTTCTTGGAGTTTCAATTCCATGCTTGGTATTGATCCTTTAAGTGAAGAAGGCGTGCAGGCTGCACAGTCACGTATGTTTAGTGCTACACGTAACACGGTTAATGTTATTTCACTTTTTGCTTTCGATCCTTTACTTGTTGGCGGAAAACTTGCTGGTGCCGGTAAACTATATAAATATGGTTTAAGTAAAGTTGATCCTGCGGATATTGATAAAGCGTTTCAGCGTCCACAAGTTGCAAGATTTTTTGATACTCTTGGTGCGGGTTTAACTAAAGCAGACGAGGCAGCGACACCTGCTGAATCTGCACAGATAATGAACTCTTTACGTTCACAATACAAGAACTGGTTACCTGCGGAAAGCCTTGACGCTTTGCGTTGGTCTGGTGTTCGTAGTGGCGAAGATGCCGCAGTATTTTTTAAAGATGCACAATACCTTGAAATATTAACCAAGGGGCAGATGGCTAAGCGTAGCGATCAAATAACGATTCCGCACATGGTCATTGCTAGTTCTCTTGTTAAGCGTGCTGGTCTTGTTGCTCGTGGTTTAACGTATGACGGTAATGCTGCTAAAAACATTGACGAGATTTTTGGTGCAGGAGTTTCAGGCATGATACCTGAAGAGGCTGTTCCTGTTATTATTAGGAAACTTGCTGAACCTAGCGGTGACAAGTTTGTTGGTCGCATGTTGAGCGATTTTGTTTTCGCTAAAGATACTGCTCGCCGCACTTTCCTTGGTTCTATCGTTGGTCCGTTGACTAAAGGTGCTGGTCAATACAGTCGTCCGGCTAAAGCAATAAGCCGTTACGGGTATCAGCGTAAGCGTAGTCCCCGTGCACGTTTGGAACGTATTGCTAGAACTCAAGCCCATGTTCCCGATGTGTCTGCAGGTTTGCGTATAGATAACGGTTCTGATGCCGCTAAGGTTCGTGACCTTATGCTATATGGTGGTATGCCTAAATATTGGGCTGATTATAGTGCAGACTTGTGGAAGGTTATGACACCTGGGCAGCGTAAAGAGTTTGCTGGTGGCATTGGTCGGAGTGTTGGTTATTCTCTTGGTGTTGACGTTGTTGATCCTGTTAACGGTTCGCGTCTTATTGATAACATGGTTTCTGGTTTACGTGCTGGTGAATTGTATGCACCCGACTACATTGATACTCCGATACTTCAAGCTGCTGTCGCTAGGCAAGCCAGGGATCTTGCCGAAAAAGAATACAATTTATTGGACTCGGGCGTAAATCGTGTCGCAATGATTGATGAAATCACCGATGCTGATGATGTTTTTTCTGCTTGGCGCAATCAGATTCTTGATGATAAAGATCTTGTTGAAGATTTTTACTTATCAACACAAACACCTGAAGCCATTGCTGCGCGTAAAGAATATATAGCAGGTCAAGCCCGTGTTGATGCCTCAAAAAATTGGATTAACGAACCTTTAGAGTCTACTGGTTTTCTTGGCAGAAAGCCTTCGGAAGTTGGCGGTGACCTCAGCATTGATGCGCGTTTCGTTAATGACGGAACAATCAGCAGAAAAACTCTTCAAGATATTCAAGATAGTCTTGGAACTGAAGAATTTTATATGTGGATGCAGTATGGGGAACTGGATGATGTTGTTACATCCATAGAGCGTGTTGCTGCGCCAGTTAGCCGAAAGATTGACGCTAATGGCAACCCCATCCAGGGTTGGGCTGGTGTTCCAGAAGAATGGACTTTTGGTGCAGGGAAGGATGCTAAAAGAATACCTGTGCCTTTTGCTTCTGGTGGCGCTAAAGCACGTAGTTTGGGGCGCACCAAAGCGGAACGTGCCGAAAAAATTGATGCGGAAAATGTTCTTGCCGAGCGTGAAGCATTTGATGAGCAGTTAAGATCTGGCGCACTTGATGATAATCTTGACAAGTGGATGGTTTCACAACGCAAGGCTGGTGTTGAGCGCTTCCAGCCTGAAGGAATTAATGCTGCTGGTGTTGTAGACGAAGCCGCTGCCGTTGTCGTGAACGCACCAATGCGTAACCCTTCACTACTTGATGATGGTTCTAGTGCAGCACTATACGACTACCAAATGACACCTATCATTGGTTTTCCAAACATGGCTGCCCTTGATCAAATGTCTTTACGTAAATCATATTTAACCGCACTACTTGGTGACAACGGAACAATGTCAACCATTACAGACTATTGGACTCTTGGAACTATTGCTGGTCCACGATTCTTTCTACGTAACGGTCTTGAAGATGCAGGCTTGTATGCCCTTACTGGTGGCTCATGGAAAGGCTACCGTTACGGACAGTTGTATTCTAAAGCAACTCGTGAAGCAACAGAACGCATAGATCTTAAAGATCCTAGTCGTGTTCGTGGGCGTAAACTTGGTCTTGTTCCTTCATCTACACGTTGGCTTGGTGACAGACTACCTAAAGCATTAAACGGGATTATTCTTCCACACCTTGATGAAGTAGAAATTGCTTCCGCTAAAACTCTTGCCGCCGATGGTGACAGGTCGGCTCTTGTTTCTTTAGTGCGTAAAGCGTTCATGCGACAAAAACTTATTTTTATTAAACGGCCTAGAAACGAACAGGTTCTTAAAGATCTTGATGAGGCTGCAGAACATCCAGCTTTCTACAACATGATGGATGAAGCCTCTGAAACTACTGAAGGTTTAGCCAGTGGTTCCATGGTTGGTGTCGGTGCAAACCAAACAACTAGGGCTATTCTTAACGGTGAAATACAGGACGTTTCTGGTGTTGTTTTACCTTACAACACTAAGCTTGTTATCGCAGAAGACCCATCTTCCATTAAAGCATGGTATGGAAATATTCATGCTGTTATTTACGGCGATGGTCGCAAAGTTCAGACACCTGCTTTTCTTCGTGAATACTATCAGGCTAAAGTTTCTGGCAGCCACGATCAGATTGAACGTGTTGTAACAAAATACAAAGAACATCTTCTATCGACAAATAAAAAAATGGTTGATTCTTCAGCTATTGGTGCGACTGAAGGCGCAACATCTTTGGCTCGCCGTAAACTTGATGATGCCCTTCGAGTGTTTACCACTAAAGAAGGTTCTTTCAATGATGATCTTTTCAATAAGATTCGTAAAGAAGAACTACAAGAAGATGGAACAACCAGAGTCACGTATGCAATGTACGACATGGTTGATGGGGTTGATGGTAAGCAAGTTCAACGGTTAACTGAAAAAGATTTATTGGACATGCCGGGTAAACCTTTCTCTGCTCTCGGTGTAGATAATATGACTTTACCCGTTTCGCCTAAGATTCCTTTAAGCATGAAGGCGTGGTCGGCTATGGGTCGATCACTTGCACGCTTTACTCGTGAACCAATCTTTGTTGCCAACTATCTTGATGCCCGTGATTTTCTCCGCCCGTTAGAACAACGTTTAGCGGGAGAGTTCGGTCAAGAATATGCAACTAAGTGGGCTGTAGAAAATGCTTACGAACGTGCGTATGCAACAACAATGTCTTACGTGGATAACCCTAATGTTCGTTCACAACTGGCATGGAACGTCCGTAACGTTGCACGTTTCTACCGTGCACAAGAAGACTTCTACCGCCGCATGATGCGTACTGCTAGAAATAATCCTCTCGCTATACAGCGTTTGAATATTGCGTGGCACGCACTAGATGAAACTGGTTTCGTGCATGAGGATGAGTTTGGTGACAAGTACTTTGTTTGGCCCGGTAACAAAGCCACGCTGACTGGTATTAATACTGTCACCAGTTTGTTTGGTCTCAATGTTCTCGAAGGTGGTGCGCTCACGGAGTTTACTTCTAAAGTGAGCATGTTGACTCCTTCCGCTGATCCTAATGCTGCGTTCCCAACCTTGGCTGGTCCTTGGGGTGCTACTGCCTTTACTGGTTTAATGAACATTTTCCCACAGTTAAAATCTTTCCAAGACGAAATTATGGGTGAGTATTCTGTTGGTCGTTCATATTGGGAAACGGTTGTTCCAACTAACGCAAAGAAAAGCGTTGACTTGTTTAACCTTGCGTTTGGTTTAAATGACGAACTTGATAGTGACACAGTGTACGCTGACTCGGCTAGGTCAGCGATACAAGTGTATGCTTCCACTGGCCTTATTGAACAGGGTAAGCAGTACAGCAACACTGAACTTGCAGAAATTAAAGACAATCTTAATATTGCCGCAAGTGATATAACTATTCTTCGCACACTTGCGGGACCAACGCTACCAGCAGCGGTATCTGTTAACCCTCAAACGGTTACTGATTTTGCTAAAAGCATGGGCGTTTCTGGTATGCGTAAAGTGTTTATTGAATTAGTTAAAGCAAATGATGGTGACTTTAGTCTTGCATACAGCAAGTGGGTTAAAAATAATCCTGGCTTATCCGTGTTTACTGTTTCAGAAAACGAGAATCCTGATTCTTTCGGCAACTTCCAAGCAACCCGTGAAACACAAAAGTTTATTATAGAGAACGAGGAACTGTTTAAGTTAAGTAAAACAGGTTCCGCTTTCTTTGCGCCACAAGAAGGTGTGCAATCCCTTGGTGCATGGAAGTATCTTGCATCTATGGGTGCTAAAGCACCTAAGAATGTTTTAAACTATTTTAATGAAATGGTTACTGCCGAAGGTTACGGTAGGTACAGAATTCTTCAGACACAATACTACGATCGTCTTGAAGCTGGCGATGAAAGCGTTAAAGATAAATGGGCTAACGCCAAAATACAGTTGTATAAAGATTATCCAATGCTTGAGTCAAGAATACAGGGTGATTTGAGTGATGGTTCTTCACCAAACAAATCGGATTACCGTGGTGACATTGAAGATATTCGCACTGCTGTAACTTGGATGAATGATAAAGGCAAATTGGATCAACGTGGTAAAGATGCACAGTCGATAATTAGTCTTTACGATCAAATGTCTGTCAGGCTTACTGGTCTTGATCAATACGATCCCATGTATGCAAAAAATAAGAAAGAACTTAAAGACATGTGGGGTCGAGTTGAGTCTTCATGGGCACCTAAATATGTAGATGACATTCAGTGGAGACTTTTAATGAGTGCCACTTCTGGCGCGTTAGGATTTTGAGGTAAATAATGGATCCAGATGATTTAGACACTTACGCTGAAAAAGGGAAAGACGGAGAACAGGTTAACTGGAATACTAAAGTAACACCTGTTCCTTTCGGTTATGAACCAGCCAGATACTTGGGTCGTGATCTTATGCCAGCTGGTCCTAAGCAAGTTCCTTACAATCAGGCAGTCAACTATCTTAACGAGGTTCGCGGTAAAGGTGGCAAGGAATATAAAACCTTTTTAAGTCAACTTCAACGATACAACAATAGTGAGTCTACTTCTGCTAGTGGTGTTGAAGGAATGTGGAAAAACGTTCTCGATGATGCTGAGGCTTCTGGTGTTAACGCTATGGATCTTTTGCAGCGTGGAACTAAAATACCTAAAGATGGTGATAGTGGTGGTCGTTACACTGGACCAGTGGCGACAACAACGTTAGCAAATGAACGTGATCTTCGAGCAACCGCCGATGCTGTAGCTTCTACTGTTATTGGTCGTGGTATTACTGATGAAGAATTTCAGAAAGTATTGAAGCAGGTTCGTGTTGCTGAACGTGCCGAACCAACAGTATCTATTCCCGGCGTGGGTTCTAATGTGTCAATGCCTGGGCTTAGCGCGGAGGGTCGTCAAGACATTATTCGTGATTCCCTTATGAAAGGTCCAGAGGCCGAAGACTACGGTAAGGCAACGAAGATGATGGATTTGTTTTACAAGACTTTAGAAGCGAGGCCTGAAGGTGCCTGAAGATCTTACACCTAACGAAAAACTTATGGACACTAACGCTGACGGTAGGGTGTCTAAAAAGGAACGTAGAGATTACAAGAAGCCTGGTGGTGTGGGTGAGAAAGCCATGCAGTCTAAGTTTGGTTTATCTTACGCTTTACTTAGTCGTCTTGCTGAATCGGAAGATCCTCAAGCCCGTGCATTTTATCAATGGTTTCAGGGTAAGACTCGTGAATACATAAACAATGCTGCTGGGTTTAGCGATAGTGCTTTCCAGATTGAAATGGATTCGCAGCCTTGGGCACAGAAGTATAAGTCTACTGCTATAGAAGACATGGATTTCGAGGCTCGTTTTCCTGACTTGTATCGTGAAGCGATTGATTCTAGTGTTGAAGGTTTACGGGATCAGGCTGTTGCTTTCGGTGCACAGTTAACTGATGATCAGTTACGTGAACTTGCTGTTCGTTCCCGCCGTTTCGGTATGAATGAATCTGAACTTGCTAATGCTTTAACTGACTTTGTTGATGCTGAGTCTGGTAATTTTCGTGGTGTTGCTGGTTCTACACAGTCTAAAATTAAATCGTGGGCTATGCGTAACGGTTTACAGTTGGCTGACAATATGGTTAATGACTATTCTAGAAACATTCTTCGCGGTAACACTACTGAAGCTGATGTGTTTCAGGATTTGCGTAACACTTATCTTGTTGGTGCGTTTCCTGCATGGGCTGACCGCATACAGGCTGGCATGGATCCTGCTGATATTGCCGCACCATATAAGCAGCGTATGGCTAGGTTGCTTGAGGTTGGTGAAGACGATATTGATCTTAATGATGCTTTACTTCAGAAAGCAATGCAGGGTGTTGGTGCTGACGGGAAACCTAGCGTAACCCCATTGTATGCGTTTGATCGTGAAATCCGTCAGGATGATCGCTGGCAGTATACGGATAACGCTATGGACACTTATGCCAAGGTGGGAACTAATCTTCTCCAAATGTTTGGGTTAAGGTAACAACGTGAGTATTGATTACAGTGCAATGGATTTTGGTGACTATCGTTATGAAGGTCCTACTGATGCTAATTTTCTTCAGAACCTTGGTGCTGGTGTTCAGGTTGAAGGTTCCGCAAGGCCTGCTGCAACACCTACACCTACACCTACTGAATCTGCTGAAGACAGGTACTATCGTTTACGGGGTGAAGCAGATGCCGCTGAACTTGCTTCTTTACGTACACAACAACGTGAATCTGCTAAATCGTTTCTACGCAACCTTCTCAGTCAGTATGGTTTAGGTTCGTTAGCCGACTCGGTTGACAGTATCGTGCAAGAAAACACTAGTGAAGAAGTTATTGCTGAACGGCTACGCCAAACGGATGCATACAAAACTAGGTTTAAAGGTTTAGTACAGTTGCGTTCTAAAGGTGTAACAGATATTGCTAATGAAGGAGAATACCTTCGGGCAGAATCTGACTACCGTCAAGTGTTTCGTGAAGCTGGATTGTCTTCATTCCTTGGACAGGCAGGTACACAGACAGAATATGACGCTATCGCTAAACTTGTCGGTGACTTCTCACTATCCATAAATGAGGTTCGTGACCGTGTAAGTGATGCTCAACGTATCGTTGCACAAACACCACAAGAAGTACGCGACTCGTTTCAACGCTACTATAATGTTGACCCTGCCACACTCACGGCGTATGTTCTAGATCCTACTAGGACTGCTAGTGAAATTAACCGTAAAGCCAATGCAGCAATGATTGGTGGTTTAGGTATGCAACGTAATCTAGAATTCGGTGCTGGTGCAGCGGAACGTATTGGTTCATTCCTTGGTGGTGAAAATGACCTTGCGGGTACCCAGGCTGAACCTATTCTTGGTGAGATTGCTGATGTGCAACGTGCCACTGGTCGTTTAGCGGAACTGGAACGTGGAACGTTGACTGCTGAAGAAACTGCTTTCGCACAGTTAGATCTTGATACTGGTGCTAAAGAGAAAGTTAAAGGTTTACAGTCGAGGGAGCGTGCACGCTTTGGTGGTACTGGTGCGTTCAGTTCTACAGCCCTCGGTGGTGGTTCTAAAATATAATTTAATACGGGCATGAAAGGTATGCCTTGTTCTTAAATCCCCACGAGGGCAGGAACAAGAACCCCAGTTCGATTCTGGGCATGTCCACTCCGAGAAGGATCTGTCGGCCCCTTCCGCGTATAGAGTCCGATAGTCACAGCCATCACTACTACCCCAAGTATTGATGTGGGTGGCGACTAACCTATCAAAGAATAGTAAGGGAGTAAATATGTCTGAATACGATTGGGACGATGACGATGATTTGTCGAGTGCACCTAATGATTCTAACGCAATGAAAGAATTGCGGAAGGCTCACCGTGAGGCGCAGAAGCGCAACAAGGAAATGTCTGCACAGTTAGAGTCGTTAACTTCTTCGCTTCGTGAACGATCAGTTCGTGACATTTTGGAGGCAAGAAAGCTACCATCTAAAGTAGCTGGTTTGATTCCGAAAGATATTACATCCGCTGAGGATGTTGAATCTTGGCTTGAGGAGTTTGTTGATGTGTTCGGCTTCAACAGCCAGGATTCTAAACAGGGTGAAAGCAAGCCTGAAGTGAATCCTGAATTAGAAAAATGGTCCCGCATTTCAACTACGCAGTCTACTGGTGAAGCGTACAGCGGGGACATTGATCAGTTGGGTTCTTTAATCAAAGCCGCCACTACGGTGGAGGAGTTGAATAAGATCCTGCACGGCAATTCTTCTGGTCCTTTGGCTATGTAATTGTCTTGTTTGTCCTTTTTATTAACTATTTATTTGGAGGTGAATTTCTTATATGAACGCTTATACTGGCACTAGCGCCATGGCTGCCCTTGTTAAAGAGGCCTATGACCGTTACGTGGAATTCGCTCTGCGTTCACAGCCAATGTTCCGCGATCTTGCGGATAAGCGGCCTGTGCAGCAAGCGATGCCCGGTTCGTCTGTTGTTTTCTCACTGTACCAGGATCTCGCTGTAGCAACCACTGCGTTGACTGAGACTGTCGATCCTGATGCTGTCGCATTGAGCAACCCTAACACTGTTTCTGTTACTCTCAACGAGTACGGCAACGTTGTGTTGGAAACCAAGAAGCTCACAGAGTTATCATTCTCGGATGTTGACCCTGCTGTCGCTAACATCATTGCATACAACATGGCTGATTCTATTGATCGTCTTGTTGTTAACACTCTTGTTGGTGGAACAAACGTCTTCTATGGTGGTACTCGTACTTCACGGGCAACCGTTACGGCTTCAGACACCATGAGTGGTGGCTTGCTCCGTAAGACTGTTGCTAAGCTTCGTGCAGGTAATGCTGTCCCTCGTGACGGTATGCTGTATGCAGCCTACATGCACCCAGAGGTTTCGCATGATCTGCGTTCCGAAACTGGTGCACTTGCATTCGAGGATATCCGTAAGTACACGGACCCGAATGTTGGCAACATCCTTAACGGTGTTACTGGTGTCTATGGTGGTGCTTACGTTGTGGAAACGCCACGTGCACTGTCTGCACTCGATGGTGCTTCAAGTGCCCGTGTGTACCGCACCATTGTTGCTGGACAGCAAGCTCTCGCTGAGGCTACTGCTGTTGAGCCTGGTGTTGTTATCGGTCCAGTAGTAGACAAGTTGATGCGTCAACGTCCACTCGGCTGGTATTCCTTGCAGGGCTGGGCAGTGTACCGTCAGGCTTCACTGTACCGCTTGGAGACTGGTTCTTCAATCGCTGCTGCATAGTTGTGTCGATGGGGGTCATCTTTACGGGTGGCTCCCATCACCTTCTTGATTCTACTATTTTAAGGATTTACTATGGCTGATAATCTTCCTAATATTATTGAAAACCAGTTGCTTGATGCTCTCGTAGGTACGACTGCATACACGGTGACTACCCCTATTAAACTTGCCCTTGTGACTGCTAATGGTGATGACGCTACTGCTGGTACACAGGTTTCTGGTGGATCATACGCTCGTCAAACTATTGCGTTTGATGCTGCCGCTTCCGGTCAGATTGCAAACAATGCTGCTATATCGTTTACTGGTATGCCAGCGGTGACTGTTGTTGGTATTGAATTGTATGACAATGCTGGTACACCGAAGCGTCTTGCTTACGGTGCCCTCACTACTTCCCGCACGATTACTGCTGGGGATACTGTCCAATTTGCTTCTGGTGCGATTACTCTTAGCTTGGCTTAATGTTTAACATTACTGATCCGGTTGTTACTTTACTCGGCATTCCATTAATTTTTGATGGCGAGTATTCTGGGTCTAGTGTTTCGGGTGTGTCTGCTGATGCTGTTGTGGTTGTTGTGGCTGTGCCGGAACCGTTCACTGCAAGTAGTATTTTGGCTTGTAACGGGTTCAACATCACAGCATTCGCTGAAGCCAATTTAAGCGGCAATACAGACCTTAACTCTGCCGCTGTCATTGGGGTACAGGGTGCCGCCGTAATGACCGCTGAGGCCTCTTTAACGGTCACTGAGACTATAGTGTATTTGGCTGCTAGTATTGTGGTTGGTACATCCAATTTGGTGGCTACATCTACTCGACTTGTATTTGTTACTAAAGATTTGTCTAGTGATTCAAGTCTTGCCGCTAGAGAAAATCTAGTAATCTTCGTTGAAGGTAGTCCGTTAATCGGACAGTCTAATCTGGTTGCCACAATGTTTGAACCACTCAACATCCTCGTCTTACCTACTGTGGAATACCAATATTCAAAAAATCGTCTAATGCAATTCTATGGTATCGACAGTGGACAGTCCCTCATCATTACGGGAACTAACGGTCGTATCGTGGAATACCAGACTGGTACCGAGATTGAAGCTGCCGACTACTATTTCGGTGGTGGACGTAGACATGTGCTTGATGATACTGAAGTTACCGCTGTGACTAACGCTGGGTTCGGTAATCTTATAACTATTGAAGGAGTCCCTAGTGGCGTGTAGAACTAACTGTGCCACACAAGACCATGCAACTTTCGGTGCTTGTGCACGGGCAGCAAACATTAAAATCAATGCGGTGATGGTTTCACCACAGCGACCAATGTTTGATCAAACCAAAATGGAACTGTCAGCATATGATGCTGCACGCCGTAACGGTATCCAACCTGAAGGAACCACAATCAATAAAGTAAAGGCAGCAGAGAATGCTAGTCGTGCTTTGGGTCGTCCTTATAATGCTGACGTTGATCCACCAACGAACATGATAGTGAACAAAAAGGTTGCACGTTTCGTGGCTAGTGGTGCAGCCTGATGACTACTTTCGCCCAAATGATTGACGACACCTTAATGCAACTCACAGGGTATTCCACATTTCAAGATCAAGCAACCCATTTAACAAGCAGTATTACGTCAACAAGCCTATCTATACCTGTGGCTGACGCTACCGCAGTGTCTCGTGGTTTGATTGAGATTGGTTCAGAACTTATACAAATAGATTCAGTAAACAACACGACCGCTGTACTTACAGTACCACCATACGGTAGAGGGTATCGTTCCACTACTGCAGCATCCTACGCTTCCGGTACCAGGGTTGTGTCGTCACCAATGTTTCCTCGAAGCATGGTGAAGAAGGCAATTAATGACGCTATTAAAGCAGTGTATCCTGAACTGTTCGGTGTAGGTTCAACCATATTCAGTTTCCAACCATCCATTACTGCATACAATCTTCCTGCCGGTGCACTTGATGTACTACAAATTAGATGGCAGTCTACAGGTCCATCGAAAGAATGGCTACCTGTACGCAGGTATGATGTGGATAAGCATGCTGCAGTGAGCGAGTTTGCTAACGGTGTTGCTGTAAACATTTATGACGGTATCACTCCTGGTCGTAGCGTAAAGGTTACGTTTAGTAAAGAAGCTGTAGCGTTGAATGCTGAAACTGATGTGTTCACTACAGTGACAGGGTTACCGTCTTCATGTGAAGATCTTATCCGTTTCGGTGCAGCCTACAGGCTAGTACCATTCTTCGATTCTGCACGCCTATCTGGTCAGTCGGCTGAATCTGATTTTGGTGGTGCAAACAGGCAACCTTCTGGTGCATCCCAGTTGTCTCGTTTCCTTCTACAAATGTATCAGGTTCGTCTTGCTGAAGAAACTAAAGGTTTACAAACATTGTTCCCCACCCGCAGCCACTACACACGATAGGTTAAAAATATGGCTCGTAGATATTATTCAAGTACAGCGGCACGTACAACTCTTGCCGCAGATATTAACAGTAGTGTTACTACTGTTGGTGTTACTGCAGTTTCGGGTTGGCCTACCTCATTCCCGTACACAATCATTATTGATCAGGATACGATTAATGAGGAAGTTGTAACGGTTACTGCACGTACAGGAACCACGTTGACGGTGACTCGTGGTGTGGATGGTACTACTGGTGTGGCTCACACTGCTGGTGCTGCTATCAATCATGGTGTTTCAGCCCGTGATTTTGATGAACCGAATGAGCATGTAAACACTGATGTGAAGCATGTTCTTGTGGTCACATCTAGTACTCGCCCTGGTTCACCTTCTGCGGGGCAAGTTATTTTCGAGTCTGATACGGCTCTTTATTATGGTTGGAATGGTACGGCATGGGCACCTATTGGTGGTGCCGGTGGAGCTGGTTTACAAGACGTTTTCTTTCTGATGGGAGCATGACATTATGACTACTGCATACAAATACGCACAGGTTCAAGGCACAGCAAGCACAGGTACTTACGCCACCCTATACACGACACCCGCTGCTACTGAAGCGGTGATCTCGTCACTCGTTATAACTAACCAATCGTCTTCCGCTATCACAGTACGGATCGGTATGGATGCTACTGCTGGTACACCGTCAGCGAGTGAGTTTCTTGTTTATGATGCTGCTATTGCTGGTAATGACACGGTGGCGTTGACGCTGGGTGTGACTATGCCTGCGGCTAAGTTTATTCGGGTTTCTTCTTCAGCGGATACTTGTAACTTTACTGCGTTCTTGTCGGAGATTTCATAACTATGGCTCTTTCAACTTTTAGTGGTAGCGGTTTGTTGCGTTTGGGTATTACAAATAATGCAGCGATTACTGATACTCCGACAGGGAATTACAGTTCCGGTGGAGTGACCTACGATTATTGGACTTTCAATTCAAGTTCATCAATCACTGTGTCAACGGCGGGACTGGCTGACGTTCTCGTTATCGGTGGTGGGGGCGGCGGTGGCAATACAGGTGGCGGTGGCGGTGCTGGCGGATACCTTGAATCAACTGGTGTGTATTTAAGTGCAGGCACGCAAACAGTAGTTGTTGGCGCTGGTGGATCGGGTGCGAACAATACAACTTTGGGATATGCGGCAGGAAGTAACGGTGTTGCTTCAAGACTTGGTACATATTACGGCGTTGGCGGCGGCGGTGGCGGTTCAATATTCGCTGGGTCTGGGGCGGAATCAAACGGATTTAGTGGCGGCTCGGGTGGCGGTGGCGGTTCAAGAGATGTCACTAAGACTGTCTCCACAGGTGTTTCCGGTCAAGGTAATTCAGGAGGTGTGGCAACAACTGGCAGTAGTTCGGCAGGTTCGGGTGGTGGTGGTGCTGGCGCTGTCGGGGGTGATAACTCCGGTGTTAACTTAGTAAACGCTGGTAATGGTGGCGCTGGTTTAGCATCATCTATCACAGGAACAAGTGTTACTCGCGGTGGCGGTGGTGGTGGCGGTTCAAGAGGAAACACTGCTGGTTCTGGTGGCACTGGCGGTGGCGGTGGTGGTACGAACAACAACACCACAGCCACAGCAGGCACGGCTAATACTGGTGGAGGCGGAGGTGGTGGTGGATACGCCTCTGGAAATGGTGGTTCCGGCGGCAACGGCGGTTCCGGCGTAGTCATCCTCCGGGTTGCACGACCTTACACACCTGTTGCTGGTGCGGCTTCACTTGGTGGCACAGCGACTGGCACTTACAGTTCTGGTGGTGCCACATACGCTTACTACACTTTCAATTCGTCATCAACGCTAACGGTGAACGTTGCCGGTTTCGCTGACGTCCTCGTTGTCGGTGGCGGCGGTGGCGGAGGTAGGAACAATACTGCTAGTTATTTTGGCGGCGGTGGCGGAGCAGGTGGACACCTTTCTATAACAAGTGCATATCTTCTAGCAGGCTCACTAACTGTAACTGTTGGTGCAGGCGGGGGAATAGAAACAACAGGTAGCACTTCACGTTTAGATGTTTATTACGGAATCGGTGGTGGTGCCGGGGGGCGGGGGAATAGTGCTCCCGCTGGTGGTGGTGGATCGGCTGGCGGTGGGGGTGGTAATTCTGCTGTTGCTGGCAGTGGTGTCAGTTCGCAAGGTAATAACGGTGGTACTGGTGGTGGGGGTTTTGGCGGCGGTGGCGGTGGTGCTGGTGCTGCTGGAGTAGCCGGAACGGGCACTGCTAACGGTGGCGCTGGTTTAGCCTCAAGCATTACAGGTTCATCAGTTACCCGTGCAGGTGGCGGTGGCGGAGGTGCAACAGGTAGTGACGGTGCTGGCGGAAGTGGTGGGGGTGGTGCTTTTAACACATCTGGTACTGCGAATACCGGTGGTGGAGGTGGAGGAACTAACACTGCAAACACACCCGGTTCTGGTGGTTCCGGTGTTGTAATCGTGAGAGTAAGGACAGCATAATGACTATATCTAAACTATCTACCGCTCTAGGTGCAGGTTCAGCGATACCTACAGCGGGTAGGTTCGCACAGATTTCTTCTGGTGGTACTCGTACTACTTATACTGATGGTGGTATTGAGTATGAGGTGAGGTCGTTTACTTCTTCTGGTTCGCTGGTGGTTTCTTCTAGTGGTGTGGTTGATGTTCTCGTTATCGGTGGCGGCGCTGGTGGTGGAAGTACAATGGGAGGAGGCGGCGGAGCCGGTGGCTTGAATTTTACTCAATCTTGTTTTTTATTAAACGGTACTCACACGGTTACAGTTGGAGCCGGTGGTGCTGGTGGTGTTGCTGCAACCTACGGAGATGGCCGTAATGGTAATTCGACCGGTATCGGCAACATTGCAATAGGTATTGGCGGCGGTGGTGGTGGGGGTTTCGGTAATAGCAACAAACTTGGTCAAAATGGTGGATCAGGTGGAGGTGGTTGTGGTAACAGCGCTAGTGGTCCCGGAGGATCGGGGTTCAGTGGTCAAGGTAATGCTGGAGGCACATCATCATCATCAGCAATTGCTAGTGGTGGCGGTGGGGGCGCTGGTGCAGTAGGGGGCACAGCAGTATCAACTACTGCCGGTAATGGTGGTGCTGGTTTAGCCAATTCTATTACTGGTACATCTGTTACTTACGCTGGCGGAGGTGGCGCTGCATCTCGCTCTGGAACTTCTGGTTCAGGGGGTTCAGGTGGTGGCGGAGCCGGTGCCTTAAATACTGCAACTGCTGGTACTGCTAATACTGGTGGTGGTGGAGGCGGTAGCGATAATCTTGTTGGCGCAGCAGGCGGTAGCGGTATCGTTATTGTCCGTACCATTATTGGTGGATCAGCAGCAGGTGTAGCAGCGAGTGGTGGAACTGAAACTACTTATGTCGCTGATGGTAGTAATGGTGTTAATGGTAAGACGTATAAGGTTCATTCGTTTACTTCGTCTGGTTCGCTGTCGGTTAATGCTCCCGGTTTTGTTGATTGCCTCGTTGTCGGTGGCGGTGGAGGCGGTGGGTCTTTACGCGGTGGCGGTGGCGGTGCTGGTGGTCATCTTTATGCAACAGGTGTGTATTTGCCAAGCGGGACGGCAACTGTAACTGTTGGTGCTGGCGGTGCTGGTGGAACTAATGCCTCAGATGAAGGACAACCCGGTAATAACGGTATTACTTCAAGTTTGTCAAATTTTATTTACTCTCCGGGTGGTGGCGGTGGGGGCTGCGCCACAAGAGATAGGACTAATGCGGCCAGATCGCTTCCCGGACTAAACGGTGGCTCTGGCGGTGGCGGTGGTGGTTTTGGGACTGGTTCGGCTGGTGCTGGCGGCTCTGGTGTTTCCGGTCTAGGTAGCGCAGGCGGAACTGCTGTTGGTACTTTTGCTGGCGCTGGCGGTGGTGGTTCAAGCGCGGTAGGTGCCGCTAGTTCGGGGAATGACGGCGGTGCTGGTGGCGCAGGAACCGCCAACTCAATTACAGGCACAAGTGTGACCCGTGCGGGTGGCGGCGGTGGTGAAGGACAAACTACTGGCGGTGCAGCAGGTTCAGGCGGCGGCGGTGCAGGTGGTATTGCAGACGCTAACGGATCAGCAGGTACTGCTAACACAGGTGGCGGTGGTGGCGGTGGTGGTAACAATAATGGCAACGGCGGCGCTGGTGGTTCCGGTGTAGTCATAATTCGCTACATGATTTGAAACTAAAACATAACTACGAAAGGAAACAAAATGGCACATGCAGCAAGAATAGAAGACGGTATCGTCCGTGAAGTAATCGTTGTACCCGATAATCTGGATGCTACTGAATCGGATGCAGCGATTGAGGCATACATTCACGGTATCGGTTTGCAAGGCAAATGGATTCGTACCTCATACAACAACAGTATTCGTGGAACGTATGCGGGTATTGGGTTTACTTACGATAGCGAGAATGATGTGTTTGTTGCACCCGCTGTCGCTGAAGAAGCTGTGGAAGAAGAAGTAGCAGCCGAATAATCCTTCCACCTACACAATAATTTTACGGAGCATACATGGCTGTTGACTACACTGAAGATGTTGTTGAACCTTTAGGGTACGGTTTTGAAGCCAGTGAAGGGCAAGGATCATACGGTCCCGACTCTCTCGACTGGGATTGCACTATCGGTGGACTCAACTTCCTGTATGCCACAAGCGATCAAGACCCTATCATTCGTGAGACAGGTAAATTTCGTAGGGAACGTATCGACACGGAACGAAGCCCAGGTGAACAGTCACTAGATTCCGGTTTGTGGATCAGGTCGCAAGCATCATGGCATTACGGTGCAGGTTTATCGTCAGCTGAACCACTCGAGGTTGCAGCGGAGGAAGCATCATTCAGGTATTACCGTAGTGGTGGTGTTGATCCTTGGACTCCTGGACAGTTACAGTTACTGAAAAATACTGAAAGCAAGTTTGCTTCAGCGGCTGCTAGTCAACAAATCCTTGGTGTTGACACTGGTGTTTTGCATGCTGGTGGTAACGTTTTAACTTTCGTTCCCACTACTGGTACTGCTGCCGCTGTAACGTGGGGTGGTAGCGCAAACATTAACTCGTTGACTACTACGGGACAGTATTGGTTGGCTGGAGATAGTAGCGGTATTTATCGTGGTAATGAGCCGTCAGGTTCTGGCACTAAAATATATAATAAAGATGCCACTACTGTTACTTCGTCAGTGTTACGTTTCGTGAAGTCTCGTCTTATGTATGGTGAAAACAATAAGATTTTTGAGATCACTGACTTGACACCAACGTCAGCCACGTTACCTGCTGAACTGTATGCACACCCTAACAGTGGATGGGTGTGGTCTGATTTTTCTGAAGGACCCACAGCTATTTATGCTTCAGGTTATGATGGTGAAGAATCTTTAATTTACAAGATTGATGTTACTGCAACAACAACTACGGTAACTTTGAGTGTTCCTGTAGTGGTTGCTGAAATGCCTCGCGGTGAACAAGTTTTATCCATGTATTCGTATGTGGGTTCGTTCCTTATTATTGGTACTTCTGAAGGGTGCAGGGTTGCATCTATTTCAGATAACGGAACTCTCACTATGGGTCCGTTAGTGTTTAACAGTACCCAGGTTGATGATGCTGTTGCTTACGGTGAATACGTGTATTTGACTGTGCGTAATAAAGGTGAAGCCGGTAATGGTGTGCAACGTGCAGGCTTGTATCGGATTAATCTTGGACAGTCGTTAAACAATACTTCATTCTCGTCTAGTTTACAGTTTGCTTACGCCCCTGATTTGACAGCACCTGTGGGTACTACGGGTGAGGCTCGTAGTGTCACTATTGCTGGTGACCGTTTATGGTTTAGTGTGAACGGTACTGGTGTGTTCCGTGAAATGGCTACGTATGTTTCGGAAGGTTGGATTGAGACTGGTCGTATCCGTTTAGGTGTGATGGAAAACAAATCGTGGCGTGACCTTCGCCTTATTGGTGTGAACGGTTTACAGGGCACGGTGGAAGCGTATGCTTCAGTAACTAACTCTGGTACACCTTCCACTTGGGATAGTGTGATTACTGTTAACTCAGTAAACAATGATGCTACAGGTAAATTGAATGCTGCGGCACCATTACCTACCCCTGACTTGTGGTTGGCTTACCATTTGGAATCTAACCCTGAATGTTCTTGTTCAGCCAAGTTGATTGGCTACCAGTTGAGGGCTATGCCTTCACCTCGGCGTAACGAACTAATCCAGATCCCTGTACGCATGTTTGATTTTGAGAAAGACAGGCAAGGTTCATCTTACGGTAGACCGAATGGTGCTTTCAATAGGTTTAGTGCGTTGAAGCAAATGGAAAACATTGGTAACACTGTAGTGTTTAAAGATCATACTACAGGTGAACAGCTTGAAGTGTATGTGGAGCAGGTTACTTGGAAGAAGACGTTGGCTCCGTCTCGTGGTGATCGTAAAAATATTGGTGGCATTGTGACTCTTTTGTTGCGGAGTGTGTGATGACTCCTGTTGAAACTGCTGGTCTTGTTCTCACTTCTTTGACGATTGTGGGTATTCTTTTGGGTTCACTGGGTTGGTGGATTAACCAGAAAATTAAGGAAGCAACCTATCAGATTCAGCCGAACACTAACGGTGGTAAGTCCCTGTCGGATTTGCATAGTAAAGTTGATTCGTTGGCTGATGATGTAAAGATTTTGAAGAAGTCTGTTATACAGTTGGAAGATGATATGGAGGATTTACGTTGAGTAATTCTTGGAAAGATTTAATGTCGTTTATTAACGATCACCCTGTTGGTGTTGCCGCAAAGATTTTCGCTGCCACAGCGTTAACGTATGCGGTGGATAATATTGCAGGGTTCGGTTTACCTACTGTCCTTGTGGTTGCTTTACCTCCAGCTATTGTTGTGTTGATTGATTATTTGAATGGTGAGAATCCTCGGTTTGGTAAAGGTAGCAAGTAATGGCTAAAACAATTAACGGTTGGGATGTTATACCTAACATGTCGGATGAGCGACTAAAATTGTTTACTGTCCCTGGCACGAAACGGAAGATGCGGTTACGGAAAGATGTTGGACCGTACCTGATTGCTTTCGCTAGTGAATATCACAAGTTGATTGCGCCTATCGATGTGGGTACGTTTGATGATTGGGCTTGGACTGAGCCTCGTAAAGGTAATGCCAGCTCGAAGATCAGTGACCATTGTGGTGGTGTTGCTATCGATTTGAATGCTACGAAAGAAGGCAGTCAGTCGAAGTCGAACGTGTGGTGGGTGAAGCATCCTGTGAAGGCTCTCGCTATGCGGAAACTGTTGAAGAAATATAAGTTGCTTGAATGGGGTGGTGATTGGAAAAACTTCTATGACCCCATGCACCTGGTGATTGTGAAGCCTGATGTGAATGCTGTGAAGCGGGAAATGCTACGCCTCGGTATCACTGCTTCAGGTAATATTAGAAAGAAGTAGGTTACAACCGCCTTAAACCCTTGTAAAGCATGCCACAGGAAGCCCTATAGACAGGCTTTTAAGGCACAATACAGACGTTAACCCCCCTATGCTGGTATCATCCGGTGTAGGGGGGCTTTTTTGTGTCTAAAATAAAGATACGGTTTACCGTATCACTACACATAAACAGTTTATAAACCCTAACTATAAGTAGTATCTATACAGGTCGCTCGGTTAAGCCTCGCTCCCTGCCTGAACCCTGAAAAGAGAAACGCCCCCCTACCCCCCACGATTTTAAACTCGTAGTAGGATAGGGAAACTCTCAGACATGTGCCTTCGCCCGTCAATGGAGTTTCCGCCCCACGCTTTCGCGCCCGATAAACCTACCACAATCCACTGACAGCACAAACCACGACACGCCAGCGTGTCCCCCTTGACATGCCCAAATATTTCTGTCACAGTCAATACATGAATGAACAACAGAAACCAGAATATTTAAGCTACTCCCAGTTCACAACCTTCTTGAGTTGTGGAGAAAAGTACAGGCTCACACGTGTCCTGAAACTTGATGAAGACCCAGCATGGTACCTTGTCGGTGGTAGTGCAGTGCATGCTGCAGCAGATGCTATCGACCTTCAACTATTGGCAGAGGCAGGTCGGGCATGAGCGGCATAGCATACGATGCTGGTCTTGCAGCATTCCACGATTATGTTGCCCAGAAAGAAACCGAACTAGGTGACAAGCCTTGGCGTGTAGGTGGCAGGGTATCAAAGAAATATCCTAACAAGGAAGACAAGTCTTGGTGGTTGAGTGAAGGACCCACCATGGTGCACAACTGGTACAACTGGCGTATGACTAATCCACAGTTAGACATTTGGACTACCCCTGAAGGTAACCCAGCAGTCGAACTTGGTATCAACGTTCCGTTACCTGGTGGTGTGATTCTGAAAGCCTACATTGACCGGATCATGGTTGATGTGCAGACAGGTGAAACCATTATTGTTGATTTGAAGACAGGTCAACCACCCAAGTCGGGGTTACAGTTGGCTGTGTATCGGTTAGCTTTACAGGAACAGTTCGGTATCGCACCGAATTTTGGTGCCTACTGGATGTCTCGTGGTGGCACTCTCGACACCGTGTATGACCTTACGTTTTATGGTGAAGACATGGTTGCCCGTTGGATGCGGGATGTTAAGAAAAGTATTGATCAGGAACTGTTTGTACCCAACATGACTATGATGTGTAATACTTGTGGCGTGAAAGAATCATGCTATGCTTATTCAGGTAACACAAAATACGCACCTGATTTCAGGTCTGATTTAGGGGTGGTTAATGTTTAATAAAAGATTGAAGGAAAGACAAAGCAATCTTGAATCTTGGCTGTACACTCTAGAGTTCGAGCTGGACAGACTCAATCAAGTTATGGATCTCATGGAATCGCAAAGCAATAAACTACATAACCGTGTAGCGTTCCTGGATATTACTGCGGAAGCACACGAAATGGATCTAGAATATTTGAAAGCAAACGTTAAAACGAAAAAGAAAGGTAACAAGTAATGAATACTGAACCTCGACACAAGTTGACTGTGAAAGTTCTTGATGCCCTGCGAACTATTCAAGGGTACACGATGGAAGAATATCAAGCGGCACGGGACGAGTTGATTGCTGACTTGTCGAAAGATGCTGAAGCAGTAGCACTCGCCAAGGCTGCAGGTCATGCTAGTCCGTTGACTGTGCCTCCCGCTACGGTGGCAGATATTCCTGACACTAGTCAGGGAGGATGGGAAGCCCCAACACCTGCTGTTGTACCGTCTTTCCAGAACGCTACAGTGCCGTCATGCGTACACGGTCCACGTACTGCTAGGACTGGTTCTAGTGCTAAAGGTCCTTGGCGTGGTTGGTTCTGTCCAACCCCTAAAGATACACCGGATCAATGCAAAGCAGAATTCGTTACCCGTGGCACCCCTGCATGGAATAATTTCCCTGCATAACTAGGTTTAGTGTGGGTGGGTTGAAAAGGGAAGCAGCCTGCCCACACTAATTACATGATTGGATTAGCACATGAGAAGCCTAGACAGGGCAGTACGTTCCATCAAAAAAAACACGATGAGTGTACCTAGCCCATTCAAAACTTGGACAGACAACAACATTAGTATTCGCCGTGGTGAAGTATCCATGATTGCGGGACCACCAGGTGCAGGTAAATCCACTGTCGCTTTAGCGATAGCAATCAAAGCTGGTGTACCCACACTATATGCTAGTGCTGACAGTCACGAATCCACTATGGCTATCCGTTCCCTCTCCATGGTGACAGGTATCCGTCAGTCTGAAGTGGAGGATGCTATGACTACGAACCCTGAATGGGCTAGTGGATTGTTGAAAGAAAACATTAGCCACATAAGGTGGATGTTTGATGCTAGTCCCACATTGAATGATCTCGAGGATGAGATTAGTGTGTATCGGGAATTGCAAGGTAGTGATCCTGAACTTATCATAATTGATAATGCCGTGGATGTAACCCATGATAGTGGTGACGAGTTTTCTAGCCTGCGTTCACTGATGCGTGAAGTTAAATGGTGGGCTAGGGAAACTAATGCAGCGTTCCTTATTCTACATCACACGAGTGAAGCGTTTGAAGGCTACCCGTGTCCACCTAGGTCAGCGTTGCATGGAAAGATTGCTCAAGTACCGTCACTGATTGTGACGTTATCGTCTTCCCAACCTAACCTTATGGCTGCTGCGGCAGTGAAGAATCGTTACGGTAAAGCTGATCCTACTGGTAAGACTGCAGTGTGGATGGATTACTATCCTGAAGTTATGCAACTTAAGGATGTGGGTGCGTGAGTGCACAAAATAAACGTAAAGGATCACTGTGGGAAGCCGACCTTGAAAACTATTACAACATGGAAGGATTCAAGGCACGCCGTCTACCCCGTGCAGGGGCGAAAGACATCGGTGATATCGCTATAGAATTAAAAAACAATCATGTTGTTGTGGTCGAGGCGAAGAATGTTAAAGCCAATGATGTGCTACAGTGGTTACGTGAAGCAGACATTGAATCTGAACATTACACACAGAAATATGATGTGCCCACATACGGTATCGTGGTGCGGAAAACCCGTGGCACTAACCCTAGTGGTGCAGTAGTAATGATGAGCCAAGAAACCTTGCAAAACTTGTTGCGCTGGAACGGTTTAACGTGACCGCACGATTCGATCTTTGGCCTGTACTTGAACATTACGGGTGGACTTTACCCCCAGCGAGAGGGGTGTGGCAGTCAATTAAATGTGGTGCACACAGTGACTCTCATGCTAGTTGCAGGATTAACAGTGAAGCAGGGCAAGTTAAATGTTTAGCCTGTGATTTCGCGGGTGACGCTATCGAAGTTGTTAAATATTATGAACGATTGGAGTATAGGGATGCTGTCGCAAGATGCGAGGAACTCACTGGAAGTAGCGACAAGCGCGTATCAAGTGCAACTAGACGAGGCAGCACGGTATCTGACGGGTCGCGGTATCAGCAAAGACGCGGCAAGTACACACCGTCTAGGTTACGTGCACGAGCCGATGATAGGGCATGAAGATATGCGTGGACGTTTAGCCATACCGTATGTGACACCGACAGGTGTAGTGGACATTAGGTTCAGGGCTATCACTGCTGAACAGTCACCTAAATATTTGTCTAGATCAGGTGCGGAACAGCACATGTATAACGTGCCAGCTTTCGCTATCGACAGTGACTTCATTGCCATATGTGAAGGTGAAATAGACACGATGATAACCCATTCCATGTGTGGTATACCTGCCGTAGGTATGCCTGGGGTTAACGGTTGGAAAGGTTGGTACTCGAGGGCTTTCCAAGATTACCGTACCGTGTTTGTTCTCACTGATGGTGATCAGGCTGGTAAAGATCTTGGTAAAAAGATTATGCAAGCAATAGATGTAGCGGTAGTAGTGTCTATGCCTGACGGTATGGATGTGAATGATGTCTTTCTGTCCGAGGGGGCAGAAGGTGTACGTAAAAGGATTGGGGTTTGATGTGAATGGTTACGGATCGGGAAACATGGCTGGAATTATTGAGAACATTGACTTCACTGGGTTTGATAGTGACGGAGCAGGAACGGGACTCGGGTACGATACGTTTACAGGTGCCCCCATTGAACACGAACCGTATGGTATGACAACAGAACAGCTTGCTGAAGCGCAACAAAAATTTACGGGCTATGCGAGACTGCGTATCAGTGGTGTCGGTCACTTAGATTATTCTAAAGAATCTTCACAAGCATTCGAGGACATGACTGCAGTGCAGATTGCTAAAGAATTACGGGACGAGATTGCTGATGCAGTGAACTATCTTACTTTCCTTGACATTAAAATCAGTCGCTGGTTGAAACAGTTGGAAGGAATGTAATGAAAAGAGTATGGGTTGTATCAGATTTACAGGTACCGTTACATGATCGGAAAGCCGTAGATGCAGTGGCTCAATGTATCACTGACATGCGTGCCAAGGATGATGATGTGCTTACGATTGGTGACGAGATGGACTTCCAGACCGTCTCGAGGTGGAGTGCGGGAACTCCGTTAGAATATGAACGCAGTATAGGTAGGGATCGGGACACTACAGTGCAAGTGTTGCGTGACCTGCAAGTAAACAACATGATCAGGTCTAACCATACTGACAGGTTGTTTCATAAAGTTATGCGTAACGCGCCAGGGTTACTGGGTTTACCTGAGTTAGAGTTAGAGAATTTCTTACGCCTACCCGATCTGGGTATCACTTTCCATAAGCATGGTTGGGATAAGGTTGCCCCAGGTTGGGTTGCACTGCATGGTGATGAGGCTGGGGTGTCGCAAGTGGCAGGTCAGACAGCGCAAGGACTCGCCAAAAAGACAGGTAAATCTGTAGTGTGTGGACATACCCATCGTCTAGGTTTACAGCCTTATTCGACTAGTGTGGGTGGCACACTGACCCGTACCTTGTGGGGTTTTGAAGTAGGTAACTTGATGGAGTTGAAGCAAGCAAAGTATACGAAAGGTATAGCGAACTGGCAGCAAGGGTTCGGTATCTTGTATGTGGACGGGAGGAACGTCACCCCCATGCCTGTCCCTATCACTAACCGTTCATTCATTGTGGAAGGCAACCGATACTCGTGGTAACCATAGAGTTGACTGATAAAGAAATTAAACTAGCACGACAAGGTTCCATGTCTGCATGGAAATCGGGTAGAAACATGATTGAATCCGATGACTTGTTTAGTGATGCTTGCCTATGGATGTTGGAACATCCCCACAAGATTATGGAGTGGCGGGATGAAGGTAAACATGGGGAAAATAAGCTGCGTAATGCTGCACGACAACGTTGTTTAACTATTATCCGTGTTGAACGTCAAAAACGTGCAGGTTTCGATAGGAATGATGTGTTTTATTACACTCAACAAATGATTCGGGAAATTATTCCAAACATTTTTGATGTGGAAGACTGGACTAGTGGCGAGACTGTGTATGGTGGTGAAGTTCGTGGATCTAGCCGACCTAATGAAGGAAACAATCGGTTAGCCATGATTGCTGATGTTCGTTCAGCATTCTATTCACTACCCGAGAAGGATCGTGTGTTTCTGGAGAATCATTACCGTAACGGTGGTCTTACTTTACAGGAAATGGCTGCATGGTTGGATTGTTCTGACCGTACAGTGCGTAGGCGTGATGAACGGATCATGGATAAGCTGGTGGAACGTCTTGGTGGTGAGCCACCTTGGGCTTGGCATGATTAGCATGGCTGACATGCCACAACAGCACCAGTAACGGTACTGTTGTGACACAACAACCATGCTAAACTAATATGTGATGTTAGTTTTACATGCCATAATGTTCTTCAATCATGCGTTCACGTACCTGATCACTAAAGTTGATTGACTGACAGAAACATTCACACTTGTTTATGATCTCAAAATATATTGATTCTATTTTACATTTGTCATGGTTACTTGTGATACAGAATCCGCAAACATATTTATTAGTATTTTTTTTCACGCTCACTGGGCACTCCTGTCAGCTCTGTCCTCAAGTGTCTGTTCAATGATTAGTTGAATAGTGTCTTCATCTGGAATAGATTCGTAAGCAACTTCACCATCTTCAATAACTTCTTCATCATATGGTGATAGTGGCTTGTAAATGTTGAGTGTGTATTTCCCATCCGTCCATTCAGTAAGAAGAACCCTGTAGTTCATTACATCTGGCAGGAATTCTTGTCTTACTTCATCAACGAATACTGGTTCTAACTGTCCATCTGCTGCATAACTCATGGCCTTAACCTTTCCTCGGGTCATACAATATTTCTACAGGTTCATCAAACAAGTTAACTTCAACATCATGGTAGTGGGTTGTCCTACCAGGAACATTCCACACACCTTCATCCTTGAAGTAATGGAAAGGTATCGAACCATACTTCAATACCCTAATGAACGTACCGTCAGGTAAATCTGCTGGATCTAACGGTGGTGTGTCTCTCATAAGATACTTGTCTTTCAATTTACCCATTGCCTTAACCTTCCTTTAGAAGCACCTGATACCACTATGATACCAGTGTGCTTTACCTTCACCATGCTGCCATGCTGTATAAAATGCCCTATCCTGCCAATACCTTGACCATTCAGCTATCGGTTTATTCCTCAGCCCACGAACTACTGGCTGCAGAAAGTCGTTGGTATCATTGGATTCTTTCAACATCATCCATACTAAACTATCACGCCACCTACTGTCAAGGAATTGGTATGCACCCATCGCTGTAGATGTAGCGTTACGTGCATTGTAACGGTAACGTGACTCACGTTGCATAATACATTCCCTAACCTTCCACCATTTAGGTGAATACCATACACCACGGTACAGGCTAGGCTCGAAACCTTTCCTATCTGAAGCCTCCACACTATGTGCTGCACGATATTCACTATGCGTAACAGGTGTCACTGTTAGAGCGATACTTAAAATTAAAGATGGAAGCATTCACCATTCACCACTCTCATCATCAGCGGGACACGGTAACGATACGAGTGCACCACAACCAGCACACACACCATCAAGCGCGAACCATCCAGGTAACCTGTCATCATCAAACCTTGCAAGCATGATGAACATGTCACAACCACACGGACATACCATTGTTGGTATACCACGGTAATCATTACCATTCATAGGTAGTTGCATAAACGGTAACGGATGTTTCCTTGCTGTCTTACGCAGCAAACGGTCTAGTCTTGCGCCCATTACGCACCTCTCTCCTGTCATCTTCAGCCATGCCAGCCCAGAAACCTGCCACTTCATGTTCGATAGCATACGCCGCACAATCATTAACAATATCGCACTTCCCACATATACGTCTCAACAATAAATTGATACCCCTCGATTCACCAATAGTAAACCCAGCATCTTTATCGGAATAAAAAAATCTCCAGTCAGTACCGATACATGCAGCTTTAGACCAGTCCACATCCATGTAGTCCATTAGAAGTCACCAGCCACATCAGTTTCCAGCAGCTCGATAGCCTTATCGTCATAACCTAGGTAGGTGAGTGCTACGGTAGCGTAATCCCTACCAGCGTCATCAACGTAAGGGTATGGGCGAGGATCGAAGCCTTTATGGTTACAGAATTGTAGATACATTGCCCTAGCCAATAGATTGTGTGCGTAAAAATCTTTCTGATTACTCATATCTTTCACTTCTCCTTAGTTATCCATTGTTAAAAAGAATACTGTCACTAGTATTGTTACTAGCGATAGCCCTATCCAGTACAGGAATTCTAGCATGACGCTATCCTTCCACTATTTTAATCTCGATAGTTACACTATCGTCTTGTGATTCTTTCATTAAGTGTGTTGTCACACCATAATCGTCATCATCAGCGTAATGGTACATGTCTTTACTACCGTCAGCACGATAGAATGTTAGGCGTATCATTACAATTCCTCCCCATTCTCATCCATAAACACTAGATCATGCCGTGAAATTGGGGATGTAAAATCCTCCATTGCCCAAGTGTTCACTAATTGCATAACTTCATCGAAGTTTACTTCAAGTGATGGGTCATTGTTTAATTCCTTTATGCTATCAACAATCTCTGACACGTCATAACTAAAACTTCTTGTTACTCTAATTCTTTTTACCATTGCCTTACCTTTCCTTATCTTGTTAGGGTAATCTACCCTAGGCGTAGCCACCATCTTGAGGCGGAGATGGTGACTCACCCAGAACCATACTACCCAGTGATACGCACTGGCATAAGCAGATAAGTCCACGCTACACCGTTAGCACCAGGAAGCGTGCCATACATGGGCTTATTTTCACCAGTAAACTTCATTCTTACTGGCGCATTAGCAGATACAGGAAGCTTAGCAATATCAGCCATGAATACAGGGTTGAAACTTATTTCTTCTGTAGGTGTGAACACTGTCGGTATAAGTGATTCATATTTAGGAAATTCACCAGTGAGTGTCAAGTATTCTTTACTCCATTTACCAGCACTACTTTCACAAGTAAACGATACATACTTCTCGTCATCGCTCAATTCGATAAGCACACTACCACTATCCTTCTTGATAGGTAGTGCCTTGAGTAGATCCTTTGCACTATCTAACGGTAAGGTAAAGTTACCAGTCTCCATCACTGTACCTTCCGGCATGTCAACGTCACCAATAACTAGCCGATACCTGTCGGTAGATACGACACGTACCAATGGCTCACGTATCTCGACACGTACACTATTCAATGTTGGTAGTGTCTTGTCTTTACCACTACCCACCATGCCACCTTTCAGTAGCGTATGTAGAATCTCACTATTGATTGTTACTAATTCCATTGTCTCTACCTTTCCTCTGTTGGGTTATTGTTATCGTACCATGAATTTAACATCTCTACTAGACCCCAAAGTTTACTGTCTGGCTTATTCCATAACAGATTCACCAGCTCCAGAGTCTGCTCACTTAATAGATCACGATCAACGTTACCTATCACTACAGTATCCACCATTACCTTTACCTTTCCTTATCTTAGTAGGACTATCCTACCATGGCGCACTACCCTAGCATATACTAGGATAATGCACCATTGCACTATAGATCCTCAGAATCTAACCCGATACAATACGGTCGGCAAGGTTCACCAATATCTGCGTTACATTCATCACACGCTACACTCTCAGGTGTAGTGCTATGCACCATGTACCAATAGATAACGTACACTGTCAGTCCAAACATTATCCATACTAATAAGTTAATCATGCGCCTATCCTTTCCCAATATAGTCAGGATTCTTTACCCAAACTATCGAACAATTACAGTGTGACCAGGAATATCTACACTTATTACATATACCTAAGTTATCGTATGTCGGTTGCTTACCATCATATCCACTCATTATTTTCCTCCCCACATTGCCACCAATTCACTAGCTGTAGGCATACGCCTACCCTCGGGACTATTCGCCCAACATGCTAGACATACGTCACCAGGAAACATGTCTAACTTATCTGTCATAGTGTTACATGTATTACAATTCATAACCCTACCCTTCCCTAATCTAGTCCCAACTATTGAGACATAGCCTGACACTACCATACGATAGTGTCGGACTATGCACCAACACTTAGACAGTCACACTATTTTCGGCATGTAAGCGTGCCTTGAATGCTTCCATGTCCAACATTTCCAGGTTACGGCGTAAGCGGCGCACGGGTGCGTCACCTTCATATATTTTCTCGGCAAGCATTCCGCGCCCATTGGCACCCATAACCTGGGGGTGATCCATTAAGAACGCTGTAGCCTCCATGTCTTCCTCCAGGAATATGAAACTATCATTCATATACCCGAATCCTGTACCGTATTCGATAGCCGCGGGATATGCTTCCAGGGATACAGCTAGCCACCCGTGCCCACCGTCACCTATCCAATAAATATTGTGTGTCGCTGTCGTCGGTTCTAGTTGTGTGTTGTGCTTACTTGACACGTATATCATGTTTCTACCCTCTCCTAAGTTGCCCCACTGTTGGGACACACAAGCCACTAGCGTAAACACTAGGGGCAAGTGTGAGCCTACAGGTTAGGCAGTGGCAAGCTCGGGCACTCCGATAACGTTAGCGACCTGCCAACCTTCATGCCTAATGGCATGATCCCAGGAATAGGGTAGCGTGGCGTGCATATGTCGGAGTGCTTCCGTCATGCTATCGAATACCCACACAGCTATATTGTCGCGTGCCACTACAGTAACACTATGCAATGCGCCCATAACGCGGAGAATATCTAGGGCACCGTCAAGGGTAAGCGGGTCAACTAGCCAGGCTTGCCCGTAGCTGTACCCTGTCCACTTACACACGTCCCCAATTGCGCTACCCTTACCCAAGTGGGTGCACCCTGCATTCATGTCGTTTAGGTGCCACCGTGCCCACACCCGGCGCAATGCGCTAGGCATATGGTCAACTATCTGCCCGTATCCGCTAGCGCTAGTCCCATAACGTACACCCTTGGGGGCAAGCTCTCCACTCATAGAAACACGTAGATAACCGTATGGCAGGCTACCCGAATGGATTACAGTGTCCTGAGTGCCTAGATTGCGGTGTGTCAACTCCAGGTCAACTAGTGCCCGGCCCCCATCACTCAGGCGGAATTCTTTAGATATTTTCATGCCCCTATCCTCTCCTATTTTGCCCTACTGTTAGGACATAACCGAACACTAGCACGCTAGCGCCCGATTATGAGCCAACACTACAGGATTGTTTCGGCGTGTCTAACGTGCTTACCTAACACGGCAGCTGTCCACGATTCTCCGCGGTTACTGTCTCTCATGTCGGACAGGTGCGCCATCGCTTCAATAACTGACATAGTAGACACAATTACATTGCCTACTGTCGCCGCGTTACATGCATACTTTTCGCATTCGTTCATATCTTTAACCTTCCTTAATTTGATGGATAACCCTACCCCTAGGGGCAAGGCTAATATGGTCCGCACATAGTCCCACAATTTGGGATAGTACGGAATAGTGAGCAATAGGATTATTACCACATGCCGAACTAGCGTCACAACGTAACGGTAAATAAATACTCATGAGACTAGACTACGCCTCACTGTGCCCCGTGTCAATAACCTGGTCGTGTGATATAGGTCACACTACTACCCTCCACTATTCTCCATTACATGCCCACTACATGCCCACTAGTCTCTCCTAATATATCAGTGGAATATGATCCAAGTTATCCACAATGTTATCCACAAGCTGTGTATATGTTGTGGAAAACTATGTAAACGGTTACATATATGGATCAAAAAAAATGGGTACCCCCTAGGGTATGGGGTTACGGTAGGGTAAGTTACTCACTAGTAACCTACGGTAGCGTAGGTAAGGGTAGCCTAACCCAGTCACCCTAACTGACCCCCCATTGTTAAGAACGAGGCGTGGGCATGTACAATAGTATACCCTATTTGGTTGTGCATGATATTGTTTTAGTGGGGTGTTATGTCCGTTTTGTTATAGTTTAATGTA